TCATAACCCGAAGGTCGAAGGTTCAAATCCTTCCCCCGCAACCCGACCCAGAGACACGCCGCCGACCGCCATCAGCACGCGGTCGGCGGCGGACTCGATCTCAGCGTAGACCGCCTCGCCTTCCGGCTTGAGGCGAACCTCCCCCAGCAGTTCCCGCAGGATCGACCGGGCCCGCCCGGTGTCTCGTGTCAGCGCGCCCTGCAGGTCAAGCGCCACTTCGCGCAGCCGAGGCCGGAGGTCTCGACATACGTCGGACCGCTCAAGTCGTCCCACGGGCCCGTTTAGGCCGGCCAGTGTCGATTCGGCCTTTCGCAGCCGTTCGGTGATCGCCGGCGAGATCCCAACGGTGGCGATGGCGTCGGTGAGCCTGCCGATCTCGCGCTCGAGCTCGTCGCGTCTGGCATGGAGCTGCCGGCGTCCGGCATCGGCCTCGCTCCGGCGCGCGGCTAGGCGCGCGCGGACCTCGCGCTCGAGCTGGGCGATCGCGGCCGGGGCGAGCAGCTCGTCGCGAACGTGCGCGACCAGGCGCCGGTCGGTGATCGCGCGGTGCGCGGTGACGCCACCGCAGACCGACGCGCCCCGATCCTTCCGGGCCGCGCAGCCGTAGTCGCGCGCGTTGATCGCGACGACCGCACCGCCGCAGCAGCCGCACCGGAGTATGCCGCCGAAGAGTGTCGTCGGGCTCCCACCGCGGCCGCGCCGGCCGCCGGTGTGCCTGGGGGCGTCCATGCGGGCCCGCACGGCCTGCCACGTCTCGTCGCCGAGGATGCGCAGCTCGGGGCGCTCGACGACGCGCCATTCCTCGCGTGGCCGCACGAAGCGCTGCCGCTTCCGGGTGTCGGGGTCCTTGATCCACTGCGATCGGTTCCAGACGAACCGCCCGACGTAGAGCGCGTTGTTGAGCACGCCGGCGCCCTTCGCCGGGGATCCGTAGAGCGCGGACACGCACCAGGTCCCGCCGCGCGGACCGCGCACGCCGCGCGCGTTGAGGTCCGCCGCGATCCGCTGGCAGGACCAGCCCTCGGCGTAGCGCAGGAAGATGCCGCGCACGACCTCGGCCTGTTCCGGCACGACCTCGAGCCGGTAGCCCTCGGCCTCGCCGCGCGCGGTCAGGCCGACCGGGACCGAGCGGTAGCCGTAGGACAGGCCGCCGGCGTGGAAGCCGCGCGCGACCTGGCCGTCGAGGCCGCGGTGGACCTTGTCGCGCAGGTCGTCAAGGTAGACCTCGTTCAGCAGCCCGCGCATCCCGCGCAGGAGCTTCCGGCCCTTGCCGCTCGCGGTGTCGTAGCCGTCGGAGACGCCGACGATGCGGATGCCGCGGTGTTCGAGCCGCCGGACGATCTCCTCCTGCTCGACCTGGTCGCGCGCGAGCCGGTCGAGTCCCTCGAGGATAAGAACGTCGAAGCGGCCGGCGAGCGCATCGGCGAGTAGCGCCTTGCCTCCCGGCCGGTCCGCGACGCGCGATGCGCCGCTCACCGCCTGATCGGCGTGGACGGCGACGACGGAGAGCTGTAGGTCAGCCGCGCGGACGCGGCAGATGCGCGCCTGGTCCTCGATCGAGCTCTCGGACTGGCGCTCGGTGCTGAATCGGGCGTAGAGGGCGGCGCGTGGCATCGGGATGGGGATCATTCGCCGCCTCGCCGCTCGCGTCAACCCGTCCGGCGACGAGCTCGTCGACGATCATGTCCGCGAGGTAGGCGAGGAGGGGGGTGAGGTTCACGTCGTCATTCCCGGCTGGGACGGGTGCCTGTTGAATGGCGGCGCAAAATTGGCGATGTAGATCCGCTCGATTGCTACGAGTAGCTCCTCTGGGGCGTCAAGCGCTGCCCACAGGTTGAACGGGATAAGCTCGCCGGGGCTGACACGTTTCATCGCGTGAGCGCGAAGCCGGAATTGCACTTCGCGCGACTGTCCAACGTACAGGAGCTCGTCGTCTCGAAACAGGAAGTAGATGCCCGGGCCGTCCATGCCAGAGCCAGGCGTCCACTGGTGGCGGAGGGGAAGGATCTCGGCAAGCGTGAACATGTAGGGATCGATCGTTGCGCCCGTTCCCGATGCGCCAAGTCCTTCCTCGCTCGCGCGAGCTTCCTTCCGGCGATCCGCAGGTTCGCCTTCGCCGGCGCTGGTCGCGAGTCGGGCTTCAGTGGTTCGCCCTAGAGCGCCGACCAGACCGGCGCGCGCGACGACCGGATGCCCGGCCCCGTTGACGTAGTGCCTGATCCCGCGCGAGCGGAGCCAGCGCACCTGCGCGCCCGGGCGGCGGTAGCCGGTCAGGGTGGCGAGGTCGGTGGGGGTCAGGAACATGGCCAGGGCAGCGCGGTCATGCGGCGGGCGGCTCGGACGCGTCGCGATCCGTTTCGGCGAGGATGGCGCGGGCGCGGTTCTGCGCCCACTCACGGAACTGGTCGCGCATATCAGCGTCCCACTCGCTCGGCTTCGCATCACGGATGATGCGCAGCTCATTTCGTAGCCGCTCCGTGTACACCCGCGCGTCATTCGCCTGCTCGATCAGCACGGCCCGCACGGTGGCGATCAGCAGCGCGCGAAGGTTGTCAGGTAATTCCTCCCACGGTCGCGGCACGGCGCGCGTGGCGTAGCCGAACATCGGCGCCAGCTCCTCGCAAGCGTTGTGGAGGCGTCGCGCGGTTTCCTCTAGCGACCACGGCAGGCTGCTCATGCTGCGCCCCCTGTCTGCTCGTCGGCCGCAGCGCGCTCAGCCGCTCGATCCATGCGCTCGATCTCCGCGACGAGCAACGCGGCGGCGCGGACGAGGTTGCGGCGACGGTCCTTCGGTTTCCACCAATCCGCCGCAAAAGGCCAAGGGTCGGGGACCGAATCGTATGCGTCCGCGAGGATGTAACAGGCTGCCGCGATCGGCAGCTCTTCGAATTCGAGCGCGTCGTCCTGTTCGGTTGTCCATCCTTCGACGTCTATCTGCCGCGCACGCTCGGTCATCACGGCTATCATTGCGATGCTCACTCTGCACCCCCCTTCTGCTCGTCGGACGCGGCGCGCTCATCATCAAGGGCCTCGATGAGCGCTAGCACACTGCCCTCGCACCACCTGTATGCCGCAAGCTCCTTTCGTGACGGGTTTTCCGGGCGGAACCGGCATCGGAATAGCGCTGAATCGAGTACCAAACGCGCCGCCGCGACCTTGTCCGGCGCGGCCAGTACGCGGTCGCGGAGCGTCACTCTGTTCCCCCTTTCTGCTCTCCGGACGCGGCGCGCTCGATGGCGTCGGCAACGCGCAACGCAGCTTGCTCGCAAACAGGCTCCGCGAACTTTGACGCGAACTCCAACGCGATATGCGCCGCCCGCAGCATCCCGGCGCAATAGATGGTGCGGTCGCGGCTGTCTGGCAGGATCGCGGTTACCTCGCCGATCGCTTTGTTGATTTCGTCGTCAGTCATCGCAGTCTCCTGTCAGCACCGCCTCGGCCGTGAGTAGCAGCGCGATCACGCGGACGGAGCGGTGTGTCTCGTCAAGCGTCCAGAAGTAGAGACTGAGCGGACAACCGTACATTGCGACGTAGAAAGAATCAAAAGCGCCATCGTGGGCATCATCAGCGGCAAAAATCGCATCGCACGCTCCATCCCAATAGACATTCCACTCATCCCCCTCCGCGACGATCCTCGCCGCCTCTCGCAGCACGCGGGCGACACAGCGGCGCTCGGCGGGGGTCACGACGCCACCGCCGCGATCCAGAGGCGCACGATAACGGGAGCGCAGAACAGGACGCCGACGATAAGACCTAGCCTCGGGCGGTCAAATTCAGCGCACGCCATCGCGGCCAGAGCGCCGACAAGCATAAGCACGATGGATGCGTCGTCGCCAGTCATGTCGTCCTCGCAGTTGGGTGCTACTTCGGATTCACGTACCCGCACACCTCGTTCAGGTGCACGTAGCCGATCACGTCCAGGCTGTGGTCGCGATAGCCGGGGTTCTTGCTGGCCCGCACGAGCTTCATGCCGGCCATCATCAGGTTCACGACGGCCGGCCCGATCCGCGCGCCCGGCCTGAGCACGTCGACCAGGAGCGCCGACCACACGAGCGCGATCGCCTCGCTGTTGCGCTCGGGCGCCCCGTGCGTCTGCTGCCGCGCCCCGGCGACGATCTCGCGCGCCTCGTCGAGAATCGACGACGGCTCGACCTTCGCGTGCAGGATGCGCACGAAGCCGGCGAGCTGCTTCGCCTGCTCCGGGTTCAGGTGCAGCGCGGTCCGGTGCTCGCCCTCGGTCATGATGATCGCGGCGCCGCCATCGTCGAATGCGTGCAACGTGACGCCGGACCCGCCGACGAAGAACGGCGAGCGGATGTCCGCGGGCTCGGCGCTCACGCCGCCTCCTGCTTGAGCGCGGCTTCCGCGCGGCGCGAAATCTCGTCGTACTCGTCGTCATCTATGCCGTGCGTCATCTGCTCGCGGTCGGCGGCGAGTAGGTCGCGGAGCGCCGCCTCCAGCTCGGCGATGCGGGCGAGGGCGCGCTCGTAGCTTGTATGCCAGTTGATCGCGGCGGGACGAGGAAGCGGCGGTGCGGGGCACGGTCCGCTGAAGCCGTGAAACTTGAACATCGTCTCGCCCTCGGGCATCGGTTCGCCGCACAGTTCACATCGCGGCAGGTTGCTCTCGTCGGTCATGTGGTCTGCCCCAGTCTGTGCCGTGCATAGGTCGTTCTCAAATCGCTCTCGGTGCCTGACGCCATGACGCGCAGCAGCTCGTCGCGCTCCTCCGGTGTTGCCTTCTTCAGCAGCGTGCAGTCGGCCAGCGACGCCTCGCCCTCCGGCCATCCGCACCAGGCCAAGCGGTCGCCGCGCACGTAGGCCACAAGCCAATCTTCGTTGCTTGGGGCGTGGCGCACATGGTCTGCCGTATCAATGTCGCTTATGGCAGTCACGCCGCCTCCTTCACGTCGATCAACGTCGCCCAGCGCTTGAACAGCAGCGCCAGCCGCGCGGTGTCCGATGCGGAGAGCCGCACCGTCTTCGCCTCGTCCCGGCCGTCGGTCACGGTCAGCTCTCCGTTCTCGCTGATCCCGTAGATGAACCGCCCAGCGGCCTTCGTCGGGCGGTCGGTCGCGACCTCCCCGGGCCGGGCGGTGCGGACTGGCGGCGACACCGCCGCCTTCCGCTTGGCCCGCACTTTCGCCATCCGCGCCTTCGCCTGCTCGCGCTTGCCGGGATCGGCGGCGGGCTCCTGCGCCTCGTGCCGCCGCACCTTCGCCGGCGCGATCACGTCGGGCGACAGCCGCCATCCGCCGCGGCCCGAGTGACACTGGCCAGCCGCCTTGAGACCGACGAGCTCCTGGTGGACCGCCGAGCGCTCGAAGCCGGTGGCCTCGACGAGCTCGTCGATGGTGAGCACGTCGGCGTCGCCGAGGTGCCCGAGGATGATGCTGGCTCGATCGGACATGGTCAGTTGTAGTCGTGGCGGTCGCGGACGATCTTGACGATCACGGCCGCGATGTAGAGGAGGAACGGCGAGGCGACCGCCGCGATGAGGACGAGCCAGAGGGTGTTCACGTCCCCGCCCTCCGTTGCCGCCCCGCGATCGGCCGCACCTTGGCGTCGCGCTCGGCCTCGCGCACCTTCGCGGACTCCTGGGCCTCGCGCAGCCGGGCCTTCATCCGCCGCGCGAACGCGCCCGGGTCGGCGTGCGTGGCGACGCCGTGATAGCGCCACTTCGGATCCAGGACTGCTCATCGCGGCACCTGGCTGTCCGCGCCGAGCTGGTAGTACGGCATCACGAAGAGCGCGCCACCGACGCGGATCAGGACCGTGCCCGCCAGCGCGCCAGTCGGCGGGCCGCGCATCGTCACGGCATAGTCGATCGTCGCCCCGCCGGAGAGCTCCACGGTCCCGTCGTCGGCGATCGCGAAGGCCTCCGCGCCGCTCGCGGTGATCCACTGCACGCGGTCGGCGCGGATCACGAGACCGGCGCGACTGCCGAGGTTGGGCGAGGTCCCGATGCCGCTGCCGGGGTCCTGCGCGAACGCGGGTGTGCCGATGAGGAACAGCAGCGTGCCGATGAGAAGGCCGGCGACCAGGTAGCCGGCGCCGCGGACGATCTTCTGAACGACGTGCATGGCGATCTCCTTCATTTGATCGGGGTGAGTTCGTTGAAGCGGTAGGTGAGGCGGACGCGCGGGTCGTGCGCTACAACGTAGAGACACGCCTGCGTCGCGACGCTGAACGCGATGCTCTCGATCACGCCGGGCGTCCCGGCGGCGAGCACCTTCTTGATGATGGCGAGCGCGTCGTTGTGCGACGGCGGCAGGGGATCGTTCATGACGTGGATCTCTTGAAGTGAAGGCACCAACCGCGCCGGGCGATCGCGGCGCGGTGCTTGCCGCACGCCAGCCGGAGCTCGAGCGGCCGCCCGCGCATGGCGACTTCGCGGCGGTGCGCGCAGTTGTCGCAGCTCTCGTCGGCCTTCATCGCCCAGGGGAGGATGTGATAGCCGGCGGTCTTCAGGCGGGAGAGGGCAGGGGTCATGCGGTCTCCTGGCGCGAGTGGTGGTGCGAGAGAGCCGGCCAGTGATAGAGTCGCGATGTCTCGTCGCGGCTCGTACACCGTCCGGCTCTCCGCATGGACTTCCTCACGCTTGTCGCAATCCCTGCGCTCGGCGTGTGGATGATGGAGAAAATCATGGACGAACTGCTTCGGCGCTGGCAGCGGCGCCGCCCCTTGGATGCACAGCGCTGGCGTCGCATCAAGCGGCAGTTCCACTTCTGGTCGGCCGCCGCGCTCAGCGGTTGGTTCGTGCTCGTCGGCGTGCTCCTCGCCGACGGCGCGTGGGCGGACGGTGTCGTGACGACCGGCGAAGCCGCGCTGCTCGCGACGTTCGTCGCGGGCGCGGCGATCATGGCGATCGTCGCGCGCATCCGCCGCAGACGATTGCAGTGAGTCACGCCGCCTCCCACTGGTGCGTCTGAAGCAGCACGCCGCTGGGGATGTGGACGAGCAGCAGCACGCGAGCGCCGGTCGCCGGCTGGTGCAGCCGCAGCGACTCGTGGCGATTCTGGAAGCGCGAGATGCGGTACGGGTCGGGCCGCCACCCGAGCTCGTCGAGCGTGGCGACGATCACGCCCTGGTCGCGTTCCGACTGTTCGACCGAGCAGTTGACGCCGATCGACGGCTCGTGGCCGCCCGGCCGGGAGTGGTCGGCGAAGACGCGCAGGCCGCGCTTCTCCAGCATGTGCGCGAGCAGCTCGCGCGTGGAGTGATGGATCTCGAAGCGGTCCTGCGCCGCGCGCTCGGTGGCGCGCTCGCGGGCGCGGTCGGCGGCGTGCCGGCCGGCGATGCTGGTGAGGTGTGGCATGGGGCGCTCCTTGAATGGGTGGCGGCTCGCGGGCGTAGAATCGGAGCGGAGACCAATCCGACCGCGACTCCCACGCGAGGAGACCGCCGATGAAAAGAAAGTCGCAGGCACCTCGACGGCCGATGCCGCTACCGCCGGCTCAACCATCTCCAGCGCCTGCTCCGAAACAGAAGAGAGGAGTGCGACTCGATGAGGAACATCGGTGACTACGCGAGCGAGCCGCGGCGCTACCAGCGCATGCTCGATTTGCGGTTCGGGGTCCGGTACAACCTTCTGCATGAGCGGCTCTACGGCCGCATGGGCAGCGTTCTCGCGTTCGTGCAGGGTTTCGCGGGGGCCGGCGCGTTTGCCGGCTTCGTCGCCGACAGGCCGGCAGTGGCGGGGATCGGCGGCCTGATCGCCGCCGCCGCCGCTGTCATCGATTCCACACTCTCCCCGCGTGTCCGCGCCGCGCGTTTTGGCGCGCAGCGCGAACGCTATTCCGAGATCGAGGCGATCGCGGATGCGCTGGGTCTCGACGACCTCGATCGTCGGCTCGCCATCACGCAGGCTCGGGTTCAGGAGGGGGAGATCGACGCCTTGCGGACGCCGGCACAAAACGACACGCTCATCGAGAACGGTCGTGACGACGCGGTTCTCGCGACGACGCGGCTGGAGAGCCTGCTGGCCGCGCTGACGTAGACGGTTCACGCCGCGGCCTCGTCCGTGCCTGGCGCCGCCCGATAGGGGGCGGCGCGAGCGATGTCGGCTGCGTTCCGATAGAGCTTGTCGGCGGTGCCGTCGAGGTCCAAGGCGGCGAACATCTGCGCCTTCTCGTTGCGGGGCGCCGTGAACGAGCAATCCGGATCGCCGTCCAGCGCGACCCTGACCGCCAGGGCGTAGATGTCGTTGGCCGCGCCGCCGGCCGCACAGGCCACGGCCTGGTGCGCATCGAGCGCGCGCTCGCGCTCCGACGCATCGGCAGCAAGATGCATCGCGACGCCGTCGCGTGCGACACCTTCGATCAGCCTGAGGTAATCGACGACCGCGACGAGCAGCGCCCAGGCGGGCGGCGCGCGGTCCGTCGAAACAGCGGGATGCTGCATGGTCCCCTCCGTGCCGCGACGTGCGGCGATGGAGGGGACGATAAGGCCGGCCTAACTAAATGTCAATAGGCCAGCCTAATCACTTCGCGACCAGGATGTCGTGGGGGGTCACTTGTTGAGTGGAATCAACCCGGTGATCTTCCCTTCGTAGGTCACGGGGCAGCCAATGTCTGACAAGACGAGCGCATTGAAGGAGTTGCGGGCCCGATATCGGATCAGCACGTTGAACCCTGCCCCAAATGGCCTGCTCGTGACCTCGACCAGTTCGAACGACGCGGGGTTGTGCAGGCCGCCCTTGAGCTGGTCGAGGCAAATGGTTTCGGCGTGCTGCTGAGGGGTTTGGCTCGGCCTGCCAGCCGGTGCGCGGTCCATGTAATGCCACACGCCTGCGGCGCCGAGCGCGAAGGTGGCCAACAGACCCAGAGCCTTCCAGCGCATTTAGGACCCCGACTCTGGTGGGTCGCGTTTGAATGGATCGTTTTTGCTGGTGCCTGGCTGTGCCCGGATCAGAGCCCTAATGACGTCGACGATCCTCGTCTTGTTGTCCTCGGTGAGGTCCTCGATCATGCTGACCAAGGTCTCGTCCCGAAGTCGCCGCTCTATCTCGCTTTTTCGCATGGGATCCCCTTTCCCTGTGAGGAGGAACTCGAGATTCGCGCCGATCCTGAGATACCCGCGTATTGATTTCTCTCGTAGGGTGGTCGTCTTGCCGCTTTCTATGTCGTGCAGCGAGGGCGGCTTGATGCCGAGCAGGCGCGCGAATTCTGCGGCTTGTCGTTCGTCGCCGTAACCGGCCGCCTCTCGGATACGCAAGGCCCGTTCCGCAAGTGTTGATATAGGCATGCCTAAAGGATGCCGCAATGTCCGTTAGGCACGCCGCTTGACATGCGATTAGACGCGCCTAATAATTGGGGCGTGACTCCCAAACAGGTAATCGAGCATTTCGGCGGCATCAGCGAGACCGCGCGCGCGCTGGGCGTAAAACCGCCGAGCGTCAGCGAGTGGAAACGCCGTGGGGTCGTGCCGCCAATTAGGCAATTTCAGATCCACCTTCTCACGGATGGTGTTCTTCAGGCTGGCACCGCTCCTGGGCTCGGCGCCGAACGCAAGTAGGCCGCGTGAAACTGAAGATCACCCTCGCCGTCGCCCTCGACGGAATCACGGTCAGCGCTTCTCTGGAATCGCCTGCTGGACCCGATGGCATTCCTCCTCCAGAGACAAGAATCGGATGCGCAACCTCGGCAGACGAGTACGCCACCGCGGCGGCATTTGCTCGTCGACTTCAGGAAGGTGTGCCCGGGCTGCTTCGAGTGCTCGAAGCAGCGGTCTCAGATCGGTATCAGGCATACGAGAACTCCGTTCGGGTGAAAGTCATGACCGGCGACGCGCCCGCGCGCGAGGTGGCCGCGTGAAGCGTCGCATCACTGCTTCGGCAGGCCGTCGCGCATCGCCCGTCCGGCAGCTTCCGCCAGATCTGCGAGAAGCCTTCCTGTCGTGGGTTCACCGGAAGCGAACCTGGATTGCGCCAGACCCGCAAGGCGGCTTCGCGGGGATGGTCTCGATGAGAGCGAACTTCATTTCGCGACAGCGTGGGCAAGACTCTCCGATCGCCGGGGCGGGCCTCGCCTCGATGGCGGCAACGCGCTCCTTGAGCCGTTCGACCTCGTCTGCGGTCGCCAGGGCGCGCTTGTACGCTGGAATGCGTTCGAGCGCCTTCATGACGTCCTCGATCATTCCCATGGCAGCCCCTCCCGTCTGGATCCTGGTTGTGGGACCGAGATTCTTGCATGGCTGGGGCTGCCTCCCGTCTGACCGCGCCGCGGCGGCACCGCGGACAGGCGACCGGGCCGATGACGACCGGCCGCCTGCTTCCGGGCGGCGCCGACTCCTCCCGGCGCCGCCCCTTCTTTTTCTCACGGCCGGTACCGGAAACAACAGGAAACTCTGTTTCCGGACGTCTCCGGGAGGGCTGACATGACACGAGCCCAGCAGATGTCGATCGACTTCACCCCGGGGCTGCTCGAGCAGTTCCCGCGCTTCATGGATTGCGTGCGTGCCTCGGTGTACCAGTGCCGCCGGCAATTCAAGGGCATCGCCGCCGATCTCGACCTCTCGGTCTCCGAGCTGTCGCGGCAGCTCGCGGACAATCCGAACGACCCGCGCGTGTTCCCGCTGGACCGGCTGCCCGAGCTCGTGCTCGCCACCGGCAACACGCTGCCGATCCAGTGGCTCGCGCTCAGTTTCATGAACGACCCGGAGGCCGAGCAGCGGCGCGCCCTGCGCGAGCTCGCCCAGCTCGCGCCCCTGGTGAACGCGCTGGCCGAAAGGGCAGGCCTGGTCGAGCTGGTGAAGCCGGGGAAGGCGGCTGCGTGACCAAGTCCTGTGCCGACGCCGCCCGCGTGGCGGGGCTCTCGACCGTCGACGTCGAGCGCGAGGTCAGGATCGACGCGCTGCGTGCGCGGTGGGTCGGTGGTCGCACGGCCTACGCGCGCCGGATGGCGCTCAAGGAGATGCGGCGCGAGATCGCGGCACGGTCGGCGGCCGCGCGCGAGATCCTCGGGGCCGGCGAATGGGCGGGCCGCTGAGCATGGCGAGAACGCTCGACGCGGTGATAGGCCAGATGACGAGCGCCGGCATGCCGGAGCCCGATGGCATGCTGCAGCTCAACACGCACCGCGTCGTGCGCTACGGGCCGAAGAAGCGGGCCTGGTATCGGGTGTGGGAGATGTCCGGACGATCCGGCCGTCCGTACTTCGTCGGCGCGTTCGGCATGCACGGGCGGATCGACTCGACGCGGATCGCGTTCGACGAGGCCGACACCGACCCGGCGGAGCTCGCACGCATGCGCGAGGCCGCGGCGGCCGCGCAGAGGCGCGAGGAAGCGCGGCGAAAGATGCGCGCCGAGCGCGCGCGGCTCACCGCCGGCGAGGCGTGGGCCCGGGCGACGGTCCCCGACCATCCGGTCGGCTACCTGGCGCGCAAGCGGGTGCACGTCGAATCGGTGAAGGCCGAGCCGGACGACGTGATCCTGGTGCCGATGATCCGGTATGACTTCGACCGAGCGCTGGCGCTGGTCGGGGTGCAGCGGATCTGGACCGACGGGACGAAGCGGTTCACCGCAGGCGCCGCGAAGGCCGGATCGTGCGTGCGACTGGGCGAGCGGCCGGCCGACGGCGAGGTGATACTGCTCTGCGAGGGTCTCGCGACCGGTCTGTCGATCCGGGCCGCGATCGGGCGGGTGCGCACGGTGTTCGTGGCGTTCGACGCCGGGAACCTCGTCGACGTTGCGGGCGTCCTGCGCTCGATCTTCCCCGCCAGCCCCCTGGGGGTCTGCATCGACGACGACTACCTGACGCCGGGTAATCCGGGATATCGCTTCGGGCTGCGCGCCGCAAAGAAGGTGCGCAATGCGCAGATTCTCGCCCCGCGGTTCGCCGCGCGCGTCGACAAGCTCACCGACTTCAACGACCTGCACCTGGCGGAGGGCCTCGGCGAGGCGGGTCGCCAGTTGCGGCCGTTCGTCCAGTTCCTGGAGCGCATGTGACCGAGCCGGCTGAAGGTGGCGCGCGCGTGGTGCCCTTGAGGCAGGATGCGTCGGGCGCGGCTCCTCCCCCTCCCGGGGGTGAAGGGGCATCGAAGGGCAAGGGAAAGAAGCGACAGCTTCCGCCGAGCTTCTTCGATCACCTGCGCACGCTGACCGACCAGTTCGCCCTGATCCACGGCACCGACACCGCATGGGATGGCGTGCACCGGATCGTGATCAAGGTGGCGCACATGCGCCTGACCTATGGCAACGACGCGGTGAAGGCGTGGCTGGGATCGGCCGATCGGAAGATGGTCACCAAGGAGCAGGTGGTCTTCGATCCTACGATGACGGTCGACCCGAAGACTCACGTCAACCTGTTCGGCGGGATGGAGCGAACGCCGAAAGCGGGCGACTGCGCGTTCCTGCTCGACCTGCTCGCGCACCTCGCCGGCGGCGATCCGAAGATCGTCCAGTGGATCCTGCGATGGATCGCGCTGCCGCTGCAGCGGCCGGGGACGAAGATGGCGACCGCGATCATCATGCATGGCGCCGAGGGGACCGGGAAGAACCTCTTCTGGGGCGCGGTGCAGTCGATCTATGGGCGCTACGGCGTGATGATCGGCCAGGCGCAGATCGAGTCGGAGTTCAATGGCTGGCTCTCGGCGAAGCTCTTCGTCACCGGCAACGAGGTGCTCGGCCGGAAGGAGAAGTGGGAACTCAAGGGCGCGCTGAAGCACCTCGTCACCGAGGACTTCATCTACATCAACGAGAAGATGATGCCGGAGCGCGTGGAGCGGAATCACGCGAATCTGGTCTTCCTCTCGAACGAGCTGCAGCCGCTTGTGCTGGGGCAGGGCGATCGGCGCTACATGGTCGTCGAGACCTGGCATCAGCATCCGGAGGGCGACGCATTCTATGCGCGCGTCCGCAATTGGCTGAACGACGGCGGGGTGGAAGCCTTCTACGCCCACCTGCTGGCGCTGCCCCTGGGCGAGTTCGGGCCGCACACGAAGCCGCTGGATACGACGGCAAAGCGGGAGCTGGTCGAGCTCGGCAAGGACGAACCGGAGCGGTTCCTGGAGGAGTGGAAGGCCGGCGGCGCGGATCTGCCCTACGGGGTGGCGACCGCGGGAGACCTGTACATCGCCTTTCGACGATGGTGCATGCGCAACGGTGAGCGGCACATCCCGACGATGCAGCGTTTCGGGCGGGTGGCGAAGCTCCGGTTCGCCTCGAGGGTGATGAAGTTCTCGCTCTCGCGCGGCATGGCGACGGACGACAAGCAATGGACGGTCTACTGGGATGGCGAGGCTGTTCCGGATTCGTGCGAGGACCTCGACGCCTGGGTGCGGCGCGGGGCGCAGAAGTTCAGGGATGCCGCGTTCGATCCGTCGAGGGGAGATGAAGAGCGCTGAGATGTGGCCGGCAGGTTGAACGATTTCAATATCGTTCAATCGTTCAACTTGCAAGGCATTGAGCGGGAAGGGTTTGTTAACGATTTAACGATTGAACGACTCACGCGCGCGTACGGAGAATATTTCTTGGGCGCGTGGTGTTTAGCTCTTTGTAGGGGAAATATCGTTCAATCATTCAATCGTTCAACTAACAAAGGATTGTGCAGGAGAATCAGTGGGTTGAAGGTTGAACGATTGGTTGAACGATTGAACGATATTCATGAGGCGTGATCCATGCTGACCTTCAGCGTGAAGTCGGACATCGAGGCAGGGGTGCGCAACCTGAACGCGAAGGTGCTGAGCCAGATCCCGTTCGCTACAGCCAAGGCCCTGACGAAGACGGCGCAGGCCGTGCGCGAGGCCGAGCGGCGCGAGATGGCGTCGGTGTTCGACCGGCCGACGCCGTGGACGCTCAACAGCCTGTTCGTGAAGCCGGCGAACAAGGTCACGCTGTCGGCCGAGGTGGCGTTCAAGGGGGCCGCGGCGAAGGGGACGCCGTACGACCGGGCACTCGCTCACCACATTCGTGGTGGCACGCGCGAGTGGAAGCGGATGGAGCTCGCGCTCAAGCGCCTGGGGGTGCTGCCGTCGACCTGGGCGGCGGTGCCGGGCGAGGCGGCCAAGCTCGACGGTTACGGCAACATGAGCCGCGGTCAGGTCGTCCAGATCCTGTCCTACCTGCAGGCCTTCGGGGAGCAGGGCTACAAGGCGAACATGACGGCGAAGGGGCGCGCGCGCCTGGCCCGTCGTGGACGTACCGAGGGCGGCTTCGCGCGGATCGGTGGAGTCGAGTACTTCGTGTCGAGGGGGCCGGGAAACTGGTTCGGTGGCCGCTCGTGGAAGAACGGACGGGGACAGCACCTGGCGCCCGGCGTCTGGCAGAAGAGCGGGATTCATGGCGTGAAGGTCCGGCCGGTGCTGATGTTCGTCAGCACGCCGTCCTACCGGGTCCGGCTCGCGTTCTACGATGTCGGGTCGCGCGTCGCGAGCACGACGTTCCCGATCGAGTTCCAAAAGTCCATCGCCGAGGCGATGGCGAGCGCGCGATGAAATCGCCAAGGTACTCCGCAGCTATACCCCGGAAGGGTAATGCGAAGCCCGATCGGTCTCTAGTCGTGAGCGGCTTCTAAGGGGGTCATCCGGTGCCGACGCAGCAGGCCATTGCCGAACATCTCGATCTCGACCAGTCCGCGGTATCGCGCTGGATGGCCGAGCTCAAGCTCGAGTGGTCCACGCTCTCGATGGATGAGATCCGCATCGCCTACATCCGCCGCATTCGTGAGCAGGCCGCCGGCCGCGCCACGTCGGGCGACCTCGACCTGGCCACCGAACGGGCCCGCCTGGCACGGGAGCAGGCCGACCGCGTCGCGATGCTCAACGCCCGGCAGCGGCGGGAGCTGGCGCCGGTGGCGGTGATCGAGACGGTGCTCGCCCGGGTGGGCCGGCAGATCGCCGGGATCCTCGAGGCGCTGCCGGTGCAGCTTCGCCGGCGCGCGGTGAACCTCACCACGGAGGACATCGAGTATTTGCAAGAAGAGATCGACAAGGCCCGCAACGTCGCGACGCGCATCGAAATCGACCTGGACGAACTGAATGGACCTGCTGGAGATCCGGAGAGCGATTCGCTCCGGGCTGAGGCCGCTTGAGGCTGTCGCCCCGCTGCGTCTGTCGCAGTGGGCCGAGCAGCATTTCTACCTGTCGGCGGAGTCGTCCTACGTCGAGCAGCGGTGGATCGCCTATCCCTACCAGCGGGCGATCATGGATTGCATCTCGAACGACGACGTCGAGGAGGTTGTGTTCCGGAAGAGCGCGCGCGTCGGCTACACGAAGATGGCGCTTGCCGCGATCGCCTACTTCGTCGAGCACAAGCGCCGCAACCAGGCGGTGTGGCAGCCGACCGACGAGGACTCGGACGAGTTCGTGAAGACCGAGCTCGAGCCGATGCTGCGCGACGTGCCTGCGATGCAGCTCGTCTTCCCGTCCTTCATGCACAAGCACAAGCACAACACGCTGCGGCAGAAGATCTTCCTCGGCGCGATGCTGCACATGAGAGGCGGGAAGGCGGCGAAGAACTACCGGCGACTGTCGGTCTCGGTCGCCTACCTCGACGAGATCGACGGCTTCGACCTCGACGTCGAGGGTGAAGGGGATCCAGTGGCGCTCGCGCGCAAGCGCATCGAGGGTGCCACTTACCCGAAGCTCGTGCTCGGGAGCACGCCCAAGATCAAGGGTTTCTCGCTCGTCGAGGCGCGCGAGGCGCAGGCCGAGCTCCGCTTCCGCTACCTGGTCCCGTGTCCGCACTGCGCGACGCCGCAGCCGCTGCGATGGGGCGGGGCCGACAAGCCGTTCGGCTTCAAGTGGACCGCCGGTGACGCGGAATCGGTCGCGCACCTGTGCGAAACGTGCCAGGCGATGTTCTCGCAGGCGGACTACCTGGCGGTCTGGGACCAGGGGCGCCACGTCGCCCAGGACGGGACGTGGATCGACCAGGACGGGCGCTTCCGAACCGCCGACGGCGCCCTGCGCACTCCGCCGCGGTCGGTCGCGTTCCACGTCTGGACCGCGTACAGCCCGCAGGTGAGCTGGCCCGAGCTCGTGCGCGAATTCCTAGCGGCGAACGCCAAGGCGGCCTCTGGTGACAAGGCCGGCCTCAAGGCGTTCGTGAACACGACGCTGGGTGAGGCGTGGGAGGAAGAGGTCGAGCGCGCCGACCAGCACGAGCTCAAGCGGCGCGCCGAAGGCTACGCGCTGCGCGTCGTGCCACGCGGCGGGCTCGTCCTGGTGGCCGGCGTCGACGTGCAGGACGACCGTTTCGAGATCGTGGTTTGGGCGCTGGGTCGAGGCGAAGAGATGTGGCCGATCGACTACGCGGTCCTGTCGGCCAATCCCGCCGACGATCGCGACTGGGAGAAGCTCGACGCGTACCTGCTCACGCGCTTCCCGTGTGCAACCGGGGGGCGATTGGGTATCGAGGCGGTGGCGGTCGACACCGGCGGGCATTTCACCCACCAGGCCTACAACTTCGCCCGGTTGCGTCCGTCCCGGCGGATCTTCGCGGTCAAAGGCGAGACGAGGCAGGGCATGCCAGTCAAGGGGCGTTCGAGTTTCCAGGACGTGAACTGGCGTGGCAAGGTCATCAAGTCGGGGGTGAAGCTGTGGCACGTCGGCACCGATACGGCGAAGGACCTGCTGCACGGACGCCTCAAGGTGTCGGTGCCCGGACCCGGCTACGTGCACTTCGCGAAGGCCCTGCCGGACGAGTTTTTCGATCAGATCACTGCCGAGGCGCGGATGCTCCAGAAGACCTCGCAGGGCGAGCGCTATCGCTGGGTGGCCACGCGCAGCCGCAACGAGGTCCTCGACTGCACCGTCTACGCGATCTTCGCGGCGCACATGCTCGACCTGCACCGGTACACCGACCGGATGTGGCAGAAGCTCGAGTCCGCGGTTGCGCCGCCGACCGCGGACATGTTCGATCGGGCAAACGTCCCGGAGGGCGGGGAGTCCGTCGAGCCCGCGCCGGAGGCCGCGCGGGCGCCCAGGCGCACCGCCGTCGCGGCGCCGGCCGCCCCGGCCGGGGGCTTCGCGAGCCGCGAGTGGATGGATCGACTGTGACGAGGCGCGACGATCCGGGCCTCACCGAGGACGCAGCGATCGCGCTGCAGTACGAGATCACGAAGATCGTGCGCGAAGAGATCGGGATGAACGAGCATTTCGCCTCCCAGATCGCCGAGGCGCTGATGCGCGGGCTGCGCCGCACGCTCGGGGGGCAGGAGATCTACATCCCGTCGCAGGACCTCCGCAGGCGCGATCAGGCGATCCGCGATGAGTTCAACGGGCGCAACCGGGACGAGCTCTGTCGCCGCTACGGGATCGGCCGCACCCGGCTCTACGAGATCGTCTCTCGCGGCAAAGAAATTCCGCTTTTTCCGGAAGAAACCGGACTCCCGAAAGGCTAGAGTCAACGCATGAGCACCGCCACCGACATGCTCGCGAACTACCTGGCCGCCGAGCAGGCCATCCTGGACGGGAAAGAGGCGCGGGTAGGGGACCGCCTTCTCAGGCTCGAAGACCTCGCGGAGGTGCGCAAGGGCCGCCTCGAGTGGGAGCAGCGCGTGGCGGCGGAGAACGCCGTGGCGGCGGACGCACCGCGCATCGGCGGGATCGCATTCTCACACGCGAGGCTCGACCGGTGAACGCGCTCGACCTGCTCGTCGCGTGGGTCGCGCCGCAGGCCGGCCTGCGCCGCAGGCATGCCCGCGAGGTTCTCGCGTCGTACGAGGCGGCCAAGCCGTCGCGACTGCGCAAGTTCCGGCGCGACACCCAGTCGCCGAACCAGCTCGTCGAGGCCGCCGCGCTTCCGCTGCGCGCCCAGGGGCGCTACCTGCAGCGCAACCACGACGTCGCGCGCGGCATCCTGCGCACGCTGGTCAACAACATCGTGGGCCCGGTCGGCATCGGCATCGAGCCGCAGCCGCGCCGCGCCGACGGGTCGGTGCACGAGGTGTATGCGAGCGCCCTGCGCGCCGCCTGGCGCGACTGGCAGCGCAATCCCGAGGTGACGCATTGCCATCACTGGGCGCGCGCCCAGCGACTCGCGGTCGGTGCGTGGATGCGCGACGGCGAGGCGTTCGCGCAGTACCTGATCGGCTCGGTCCCCTTCCTTGACCACGGCACCCGCGTCCCGCTGTCCCTCGAGCTGTTCGAGGCGGACATGGTGCCGATCGACTACGAGGGCGAGCGCATCCGCCAGGGCGTCGAGCGCAACGCCTGGGGCCGGCCGGTCGCCTACTTCGTCTACAAGGCGCACCCGCTCGACACGATGGCGCTGGTGCGCGCCTCCGACCTGAAGCGCATCCCGGCGGAGCGGATGCTCCACCTGGCCGCGCTCGACCGGCTTGGGCAGATCCGGGGCGTGTCCGAGTTCGCGAGCGTGATCACGCGGCTCGAGGACATCAAGGACTACGAGGAGAGCGAGCGCATCGCCGCGAAGATCGCCGCGGCGCTCACCGCGTTCGTGCGGAAGGGGTCGCCGGACATGTTCGATCCCGCCACCGTCGAGCGCGATGCGGACGGCAAGGCGTTGCCGCGCGAGATCTCACTCGCGCCCGGCACGATCATCGATGGCCTCGCCGTGGGCGAGGAGATCGGGATGGTCGACAGCAAGCGGCCAAACCCGAACGTGGTCACCTTCCGCCAGGGGCAGCTTCGCGCGGTCGCCGCCGGCGTCGGTGCCAGCTACTCGTCGATCAGCCGGGACTACAACGGGACCTACAGCGCCCAGCGTCAGGAGCTGGTCGAGCAGTGGGTGCACTACGCCACATTGACCGACGAGTTCGTCGGGCAGTTCATCCAGCCGGTCTGGGAGACGTTCGTCGCCACCGCACACCTGTCGGGCGTCGTGCGTCGCCCGGGGGACGTGGCCGAGGACGTTGCCGACGACGCGCTCTACGTGGGCCAGTCCATGCCCTGGATCGACCCGCTCAAGGAGGCGCTCGGCTGGGAGTCGCTGGTCAAGGCCGGGTTCGCGAGCGAGGTCGAGGTCATCCGGCGGCGCGGCGGGAATCCGTACGATGTGCTCGCGCAGTTGGCCGAATTCCGCCGGCGCGCGGCCGAGCTCGGCCTCACGCTCAGCAGCAACGCGGCGAGCGCGGCACCGGCCGCCTCGCCGGAGCCCGCCGAGGACGATGACGCGGGGGACGACGACGAGGATGCGTCCGATCGTGCGGCACGCGACTACGAGGGGCGCGCGCTGGCGTCCCTGGCCGAGGGGATGGCCGCGATCGCCGCGCGCGAGACACCGGCGCCCACCGTCAACGTCGCGGGGCCGGTGATCAACATGCCCGAGCAGGCGCCTCCGGTGGTGAACGTCGCCGGCACGACCGTGAACGTTCCCGAGCAGGCGCCGCCGGTCGTCAACGTCGAGGCGGCGCCGGCGCAGGTCGTGATGCAGCATCCGAAGCGCGCGGTGCAGACCTTCGAGCGCGATCCGGACACGCTCGAGCTCACGCGCGGCATCACCGACTACGAGTAGGCGAGTCGCGTCGCCGACCAGGTGGCCGGCGCCACCCTCACAACGCCCGGACCACGATCATGCGTGTAACTCTCGACTGACGCTCGTCCACTATGGCCACGATCAGCACGAGCCAGACGTTCGACTCGGCCGCGCGCACGGCCGGGGAGGCGTTCACGATCAACTCGGGCGCCGTCTTCACCATCGACTCGGATACCCGGGACGGAAAGAACGCCGCGGCATCGCGCGCCGGCTCGATGAGCAGCTTCACGATGACCGCCGCGTCGGGCGGCGAGGTTGTGATCGACGGCACCGGCGTGTGGCTCATCGCCTACGACGGCCGCATCGGCACGCCGAACGTGCCGGCGCTGGGCACGATCATCGCCGGCGTCACGTCGGGCGCGACCGGCGAGCTGATGAACTGCACGTCGGCCATCAACGCGACGCCCACCGCCGCCGGCGCCGCGATGCCGGCGACCGGCTACTTCAAGCTGAAGGGCGTCTCCGGGACGTTCCAGGACAACGAGACGCTCGAGATCCAGGGCTCGACCGACCTGTGCCTGGCCAACGGGGTCGGCCAGCGCGGCTGGATCGAGGTCGTCATGGACGACGCGGCGACCTGGACGATCGGTCGCGCACAGAAGCTGACCATCAACGGCGACTGGTACGTCTCCCCGACGACCGGCTCCGGGTCGGCCCATCAACAGGTCCAGTTCCCCAACTACGGGGGCGCGAACTTCTTCCTTCCGGGCGTGTGGGTCGACGAGGCCGCGAACGGTACCTGGGAGTTCTGGCCGGCGTGCATCACCGGCACGGGAACGTTCTGGTCGGCGTCGCACATGGGCACCGACGAGCGCAGCAAGTTCTGCGAGTGCCTCGGCGGCGGCATCATTCGATTCGGCGGCAACGGCACGACGGCCTGGGGGAAGATCCCCACCAGCGGGGCGCTGTTCCGTGTGCCCAACGTCTTCCTGAAGTCGGCCGCCACAGCCTCGCGCGCGTCCGATTCAGTGCCCAACGGCACGCTGGCGACGCGCCCCGACTTCACGATGACGAACGCCGGGCAGCTCGACGTCGACGGCGCCATCGGGCACTGGTACATCAACTCCGGTCAGGCCTACTCGGTCAAGCTGCACAACCTGGCGCTGTTCGATTCACTGACGATCACCGAGACGGCCTCGGCGCTCGACCTGAACGGTGTGGGCATGGGCAACTACATCATCGCCCGGGACTCCGCCAGCGTCACACTCACCTCCAACTTCGCCGGCGGCACGATCCAGAATTGCAAGTTCGGCCGCACCGGCACCATCGCCTCGGCGGACTACGGCACAAACGTCCAGTTCTGCAACGACCTGACCTTCACCGGCTGCTTCTTCGCGAACCGGACCTTCCGCACCAACGCGGGCGCTCACCCGTTCTATGCCGCGTACTGCGACGGGCTGACGTTCAACGACTGCGTCGTCGTCGGTGGCTCGATCTACCTGCTGGCGTGCACAGACACGACGCTCAACGACACGCTGTACGCGGACAGCCACCACACCACGTCGAGTTCGACGACCCCGCCTGTTGGCGTGATCCAGCTCATCAACGGCACGCTGGACACGCTGATCGACGGGTTCGGCTGGTACACCTCGGTCGCCAACGTGCACCCGGACACGGCGGTCCTGTACCTGTCGGCGGCCTACGGGGTGAAGGTGCGCAACATCGGCACCTACGCCTCGCCGCTCTCGGCCGGGTCGAGTAACGCTATGCTGTATTTCTGCAACGACGCGGGCAACTCTCAGCGGCTGCAATTTCAGCGCATCTTCTTCAACCTGATCGCGACCACCTTCTACAACGCGGTCAATTCGACGAAGGGCGTGCTGCTGGAAAACTGCGAGGGCAACACGTCGGCCTACAAAGCGCTCGTCTCGGCCGCGCTCGACCAGATCGTCAAGAACTGCGGGCTCCTCAGCATCGCGCCGGGGTCCACGGCGTCGATCTACGGCTCGGCGTTCTACCACCACTTCACCAGCTCGACCGCGGGCCGGCTCGGGCTGAAATTCTCCGAGCCCACGGCGGCCTATGCGCCGTGGGTGACAACCAGCTTCACGACCAGCTCGACCGGGACGTCGGGCTTCAACTCGTCGCAGGGTCTGGCGCTCATCAACTCGGGCGACTACGCCATCTTCGAGTGGCCTCACGCGATCGCCGGCATCGACAGCTTCCAGAACTCCGCGCCGACCGTCACCACCAGCACGAACATGACAGTCGAGTACCAGATCGACACCGGCGCCGGCTACGGGGGCACGTGGAAGACGTTCAACGCCACCAACCTATCCGGCGAGACGGTGGACGAGACCGCCGGCTTCAACTTCAAGATCAAGGTCTCGGCCAACGCCACCAACGCGGCGAACATCCTGACCGAGGTCTATTGCCTGACCAGCAGCAACACGACGGCGCAGGCTATCCAGTACCCGCTCGATTTGGCCACGGTCGAACTCACGAACCTGGTCTCCGGCTCCGACATCGTGATCCTGTCCGCCGGCACCGAGACGGTCATCGAGAGCACCGACGCCACGGGCGCGACGAGCTTCAGCACGTCGATCGACGCGGCCACCTACTCGTCGATCGACGTCTGCATCTACCAGGCCGGCTACATCCCCTACATCCTGCGCAATCTGACACTCACGGCAGCCGGGCTGTCGCTGCCGATGAACCAGGTGGCGGACCCGAGCTACCTCACGTAAGGAACACCGACCATGATGATCACCGATCCTGACCTGCTGGCGGTCGGCACCGAGATCACGCTCGACACCGGCGCGCGCACCTTCACCTTGGTCGAGGCGGGTGACCTGGTCGCCAAGGACGGCGTGGACGCGAACGCGCTGTGGTCGTTCTTCGTGGATATCTGGGCGACGGCGACCTACCAGCCGTATCCGTTCCCGATGAACAAGATCGACAACCGCTCCGGCCAGTACATCTTCGGCCGCGACCCGGGCGGCAACTACAACGGCTGGAAGCCGGCGACCGACGCGACGCGGCAAATGATCCGGAACGGTGGCTGGCGCGAGTATTCCGGCGCCGGGGTGCTCAACCGCGAATATTTCTGCGCGGTGCTGCAGGGCTCGGCGCCCGCGGCGTGCCAGGCGTACTACCTGCGCAAGACCGTCGCGTCGGGCGGCACACCGATCGACTACACGTTCGACGACTTGCCGAACGAGGCCGTCCAGGTCTACGGGGACGCGAGCAACGGCAACTTCGACGACCGCGCCTTCTTCAAGTCGTTCGTCCGCGAGTACCAGTACACCTACGACGACGCGAGCCTGACGGACATCAGCGAGACCGCGACCGGGCCCTACAAGCTGCCGTTCGGCATGTCGTCCTCGCTCGATCTCAAGGTCACTGCGAACGATGCGACGGTGGCGGCCAATTCGCCCTACACGAAGATCGGCGTCAAGTATTTTTCCGGCGCGTTCACGAAGGCCGTCGAGTCCGGCACCGGCCGCAACTTCGGCATCGTCGTCGACGCGGGCACGCACTCGGGCATCGACGGCAGTATGAGCGCGGGGCTCAGCACGCTGACCAGCGCCGCGGCGGGCATCACCGGGGCCGACTTCGCCGGCGGCACGCTCAAGGTGCACGAGGGCACGAACAAGGGCACCTACACGATCAGCGGCACGCCGACCGGCAGTGTCGTGACGATCACCACCACCTTCGCCGCGACGGAATCGAGCAGCAGCTTCACTCTCTACCCGGCCGCCGCGCTCGGCGCCTCGCTGGCCGAGATCTACACCAAGATCCAGTACCTGCTGCGCCAGAACAGCGACATCGATGGCACCGGCGGCACGGTGACCGGGAAGACGGCCGACCTGCTGCTCAACTTCGTCGGCGACTCGCTCAAGTGCGGCCTCTACGCGCCGACCAACCCGAACGGCGGCGGCACCGGCGTGATCGTCGAGGGCATCGCCGACGCCGACCTGAACAGTATCGTCTTCTACGACAACACCGCGGCGAGCCGCGAGTACCCCTACGCCTCGGCCGGCACCTTCAGCTTCAATGCGCCCCTCACGTCCGGCGGGACGGGGTACTACAAGCTCTACTACACCACGACGCCCGGCGGCGACGACTTCGGCGAGGGCACGGCCATCGTCGTGAACGACAAGGACGGCAACCCGATTCAGGGCACCATCTCGGGCGCCTCGATCAGCTTCTCGTTCGACTACACCAACAACACGCAGGGCGGCTACTCCGGCAGCACGAATCGCGACGTGACGCTCGTCTGGGGCAACCCGAACAGCGCGAAGCCGGGCATCTCGACGGGGACGATCACCCAGTCGAAGGCGATCACGATCGCCGCTGTGGCCGAAGTCGACCCGAGCTACGTCGCCTGACCTGTCATGGAAACGTGGAAACAAGTTGCCGGGTTTGAAGGCCGGTACGAGGTTTCTTCGTTGGGGAGTGTTCGGTCGTTGCTGACTCACGACAGCCGAGGGCAACGGCGAACACCTGGCGTACTGGCCGCGTGCGCTGAAATGAGGCGCGGGCGGGTGAGTAGACTGCGCGTCACCCTCATGGGAGAGGCTAACGTCAGGCACCACAAGAAGGTCCACGAACTTGTCGCGATGGCATTTTTAGGCGCTCGACCCGCCGACGCGGTGGTGCGGCATTTGGATGGCGACGCCAAGAACAACGCGGTATGGAACTTGGCCTACGGGAGCCACAAGGACAACATGAAAGACGCCGTGCGGCACGGCACAACCACGCGAGGAGAGGCGAACCACAAAGCCATAGTGACTGCTGAGGTTGTCAAATCACTTCGCCAGATGGAGTGGAGGCGCGGCGAACAAGTGGCGGCGGCGAAGACCATCGGCATATCCGCGGCGACGCTCAACTGCATCCTGAAGCGGAGGACGTGGGCGTGGCTATAGCGTTCGACGGGGAAACGCGAAGAATCGTTTTGGACTCGGCGGGCGTCACTGCGGCTGAAATTTGGTCTAGGTACGTCGACTGGCACGAGGCCAACCCGCAGTGGCCGCTCGCGTTCAGGCAGGTCGGCGGGGATGATCTGGGCGGTGGGCTGTCGATCCCCCCGTACTACTTCCTCCTCTCCGGGTGGCGCGTCCGGCCGATGGAGTCGAGCCACAACCTGACCATCATCGGCAACCTGTTCGTCGAGGGCGGTGGCGTGCCGGTGGTGGGCACGCTCGGCACCTACCAGGTGAACGTCAACTACACCGTCCCCGTGCAGGCGCAGGGCATCGCGACGGGCGGTAGCGGTCTCTCCGCCGAGCAGGCCACGATGCTCGAGGAGCTCCACCGGCTCGCGGGCCTGGCCGCCGGTGTTCCCCTGGTCGTGAGCGCGACCGATCGTGTTGCCGGCGACATCGAGCAGTCGATCGAGGAGGCGGCCGGCGTCGTCACGGTGACGCGGCAGTGACCATCTCGGCGCGCTCGATCGCCGTCGAGGGGGTCGGGTTCGGGGCCCGGGCGGTCGCGCTCGCGGGGTTCGTGCTCGAGTCGGCGCCGGCGGCCGTCGTCGTCGCCGACACCTACGGGGCCCCGGCGCACCGGGTTCGCCGCGGGCCGCCGCGGCGGTGGGACTGGGAGCGGGAGGAGGAAATCCTGCCGCCGCCGGTGCCGCTGCCGGACGATCCGCTCGAGGTCCCGGCGGTCCGCCGCACCCGCCGCGGCCGCCGCGCTCGCACGGCCGAAGAGCTCCTGGTCGCGCGTTCGCGCTGACCGAAAATATTCCGCTTTTTCCGGAAGAAAGCGGACGCGGAAATCGGCATCCTTGGACGTGGAGCAGTGCACACGTCTGCAGGAGGGTCGATGAAGCGCGAGTGCAAGTGGTACAGCATCCGGCCGATGGCCGCCGCCTCGCGGCGCTCGGCCGAGGTGTTCATCTACGGTGACATCGGCGAGAGCTGGTTCGGCGACACGGTCGCCGCGAAGGACTTCGTCCGGGAGATCGCCGCGCTCGACGTCGAGGCGCTGACGGTGCGCATCAACAGCTTCGGCGGCTCGGTGACGGACGGCATCGCGATCTACAACGCGCTGAAACGCCACGCCGCCGAGGTGACCGTCTCGATCGACGGGATGGCCGCGTCGATCGCGAGCCTGATCGCGATGGCGGGCGACCGGGTCGAGATGGCCGCGAACGCGCTCCTGATGGTGCATGCGCCCTGGTCGGTCGCGGTGGGCAACTCCACCGACCTGCGCGATCACGCCGACCTGCTCGACACCTTCGCCGACGCGATGGCGACGTCGTACGCGGCGAAGACCGGCCGGCCGGTGGCCGAGATGCGCGATCTGCTGACCGACGGCCAGGACCACTGGTACGGCGCGGACGATGCGCTCGAGGCGAAGTTCGTCGACGAGGTGGTCGACGCCCTGCCGATCGCCGCCTCGCTCCGGTTCGACGCATCCCGATTCCGTTCGCTCCCCGCGCAACTGAGCGGTGGAGCCCTCGCGGCGGCCGCCGCGTTTCCCCAGAAGGAGAAGCTGATGGACAAGCAGCAAGGCACGACCACGGCGGCGGCCGAACAACCGGCACGCCCGGCGACCGTCTCCGAAGACGACATCCGCGCCCAGGCCCTGGCGGCCGACACGCGCCGTCGCGTCGACATCCGCGCGGCGTTCGCGCCGTTCGCCGCGCACGCCGGCGTGTCCGGCCTGCGCGAGATCTGCGAAAACGACGTCTCGATCACGCCGGACGTCGCCGCGGCGAAGCTCCTCGAGCACCTGGGCCGCAACGCGAGCCCGGTGATGGGCGCGGACATCGTGATGGGCGACGCGCCGCGCGACAAGTTCCGCGCCGGCGCCACCACCGCGATCCTGGCGCGGGCGGGCCTGGGCTCGTTCGAGCGCAGCAACGAGTTCAACGGCTACACGCTCTACGAGCTCGCGCGCGCGTCGCTCGAGCGCTGCGGCGTGAAGACGGCCGGCCGCGGCAAGATGGAAGTGGTCGCGGCCGCGTTCACGCACTCCGGCAGCGACTTCCCGAACCTGCTCGCGAACATCGCCGAGAAGGCGATGCTCAAGGGCTACGAGGAGGCCGAGGAGACGTTCCAGTCCTGGACCTCCAAGGGCAACCTGCCCGACTTCAAGCAGGCGAAGCGCGTCGACCTCAACACGTTCCCGGCGCTCGACCAGGTGCCGGACGGCGGCGAGTACAAGTACGCGACGATCGGCGAGCGCGGCGAGACGATCCAGCTCGCCACGTACGGCAAGATGTTCAGCATCACGCGCCAGGCGATCATCAACGACGACCTCGACGCGTTCTCGAAGATCCCGCGGCGCATGGGCCGCTCGGCGGTGCGCACGGTCGGCAACCTGGTCTACGCGGTCCTGACCGGGAACCCGACGATGGCGGACGGCGTCGCGTTGTTCCACGCGACGCACGCGAACCTGCCCACCGGCGCCGTGATCAGCACCACGAGCGTCGACGCGATGCGCGTCGCGATGGGCAAGCAGACGGACGGCGTCGCCGCGGCGCTCAACATCCGCCTGTCGCGCCTGATCGTCCCGATCGCGCTCGAGGGGACGGCGAAGGTCGTCGCGACGTCCGAGTTCGAAGTCGGCGCGAGCACGAAGAACAACACGGTGCCGAACAGCGTGCGGGGCACGTTCCAGGTGGTCTCGGACGCGCGCCTCGACGTCGCCTCCGCGGCCGTCTGGTACGGCGCCGGCGATCCGGCGATGCACGACACGGTCGAGGTCGCCTACCTCGATGGCGTCGAGACGCCGACCCTCGAGCAGCAGTCGGGCTGGACGGTCGACGGCGTGGAATTCAAGGTCCGGCTCGACGCCGGCGTCAAGGCGCTCGACCACCGCGCGCTGGCCAAGAACGTGGGCGCGTGATCGCCGACTGAGACCATCAAGGAGCATCTGCCATGACCACGAATTTCATCCAGCCGGGCGAAGTCATCGACCACACCCCGGGATCCGCTGTGAGCTCGGGCGACGTCGTCGTGATGGGCGTGCGCGTCGGGATCGCGCTCGCCGACATCGAGGCGGGGGCGGTCGGCGCCGTGCAGGTCAGCGGCGTCTTCGAGCTGCCGAAGCTGTCGACCGACGTGATCGCGCAAGGGGCCCTGGTCTACTGGGATACCACCCCGGGCGAGATCACGGTCGTGGTCGGCAGCAACGTCGTCGCCGGGTACGCGGTCGCCGCGGCCGGCAACGGCGTGACGACCTGCAAGGTCAAGCTCAACGCCTGACCGTGCCGGCACCGTTCGCCGCGCTCGAGGCACGGGTCAATGCGGTGGCGCTCGCGAAGCTCGCGAACGTCACCGCGACCTGGAACGGCACGACCGCGGTGGACGGCATCTTCGATGACGCCTACGTGTCCCCGCTCGACGTGACCGCCGCCGCCGCGCCGCGCTTCGTCTGCCTCGAGAGCGCCGTTCCGGGCGTGGCCTTCGCGCAGACGCTGCTCGTCTCGGCGACGGCGTATCGCATCGTAGGCATCCGTCCGGATGGCCGCGGCATCGTCGAGCTCAAGCTCGAGCGTTCCTGATGGCCGACCATCTTCGCAAGCGCATCCGCGCGGCGGTCACGACAGCCCTGACCGGGCTCGCCACGACCGGATCGCGGGTGTACGCGTCGCGCGTCTACCCGCTCAACGCGAACGAGCTGCCGGCGCTGCGGATCTACGCCGACGAGGAGTCGGCAACGATCACCTCGCTCGCCGGGGCCTCGTCGATCCTCGAGCGGCGCCTGGCGGTTCGCGTCGAGGCCTGCGTCGAGGCGGTCACCGGATTCGACGACACGGCGGACCAGATCGCGAAGGAAGTCGAGATCGCGCTCACCGCCGACTATGCGCTCGGCGGTCTCGTCAAGTGGATCTTCCTGTCGCGCATCGACCAGCAGCTCTCGGGCGAAGGTGACCGGCCAGTCGCCGTCCAGACCCTGACGTTCGAGGCCATGTACTACGCCACGGCCAATGCGCCGGATCAACCCCGTTAAGGAGCCGCACCATGACCCTCGCCACCGGCGTCGCCAAGCAGGTCCGCTACAAAGTCGAGTCGGTGTTCGGCACCGCCCCGGCCGCGTCCGGCGCACAACTCCTGCGGCGTGTGTCGTCGACCCTCGCGCTCAAGAAGGAGACCTATCAGTCCGCCGAGATCCGCTCGGACTATCAGGTCGCCGACATGCGGCACGGGATGCGCCGGGTCGAGGGGTCGCTCGAGGGGGAGCTCTCGCCGGGCACCTACAAGGACTTCCTCGCCGCCGCGCTCCGGCGCGACTGGACGGCCGTCTCCGCGATGACGTCGCTGTCGATCACGGTGGCGGGATCCGGGCCGACCTACACGCTCACCGACGGAGCGAACAACTTCCTCACCGACGGCGTCAAGGTCGGCATGATCGTGCGCCTCACCGCGGGCGCCTTCAACGCGGCGAACCTCAACAAGAACCTGCTCGTGACCGCCGTCACGGCGACCATCGTCACGGTGCGGCCCCTCAACGGCGATGCGCTCTTGGCGGAGGGCCCGATCGCCTCTGCGACGCTGTCGGCGCCCGGCAAGGTCAACTACGTCCCGGCGACGGGGCACACGAACGACAGCTTCTCGATCGAGCACTGGCACTCGGACATTTCGCGTTCGCACCTGTTCCGCGGGTGCAAGGTCAACGACGTCGGATTCCAGTACCAGCCGGGCCAGATGGCGAAGCTGTCGCTGAGCTTCATCGGGCAGGACGTCACGCGTGCCGGCGCCGAGTATTTCACGACGCCGGGCGCGGAGACCACGACCGGCGTGATGTCGCCGGTGTCGGGGCTGGTCTACGTCAACGGCGCGGTCGCCGGATCGCTGACCGGGCTGAGCTTCGGGATCAAGGGCGGCCTCGAAGCGGCCCAGGTGATCGGCTCGAACGTGATGCCGGACGTCTTCGCCGGGCGCGTGATGGTCGACGGCCAGTTCTCGGCCTACTTCGAAGACGGCGCGCTCCACGACCTGTTCGACAACGAGAGCGAGATCGCGATCCTCTACGCGCTCACGACGGGTACGGCGGATGCGGCCGACTTCGTGTCGTTCGCGATGACGCGCATCAAGCTCGGCGGCGCCGACGACGGCGACGGCGAGAAGGGCCTTCCGCTGACGCTGCCGTTCACGGCGCTTCTCAACACCGCCGGGGGTGCCAGCCTGGCGAACGAGGCCACGACCCTCTGGATGCAGGATTCGCAGGCCTGACCGCCTGCAGCACGGCCCGCCGGCCCGCGGTCCAACGGTCCTCGCAGACCTGGACCGCGGGTGCGGGCGGGATCTCAGACGAAAGCGAGGACCCGATGGATGCGCAGCAAATGGCCCCGGCAGGGGGGTTCGACGGCACCGCGTTCGACCCGATCGCGGCGTCCGAGCAGGGCCACACGATCGAGCTCGTCAACCCGGCCACCGGCAAGCCGTTCGGCGCCACGGTGACGATCGTCGGCGAGGACGCCGAGCGGATGCAGGACTGGCAGCGCCGCTTCTACGACCGCGTGCAGCGCGAGGAGCGGCTGTCGAAGAAGTCCGGCCGGCCGGTCGAGCGCTCCTACGACGACCTGCAGGAGCAGCTCGTGCAGAAGGCGGTGGCGCACACGACCGCCTGGTCCGGCTTCTTCGCGGGCGGCCAGGAGGTTCCGTTCTCGCCCGCGGCGGCCGAGGGCGTTTACCGGCGGCAGCGCTGGCTGCGCGACCTCATCCTCGAAGAGGCGCGCGTCCTGGGAAACTTCGTGCGGCGCTGATCGACGAACTCGCCGCCTTCGCCGAGCACCACTTCCGTCTCAACTTCCCGCGATCCGACGGCCAAAGTGAGCGCGCGCACCTGGAGGAGCTGTGGCGGGTAACGGGAAAAGCTCCGGCGGCGCTCGTCGATACGCCGGACATGCCGTGCGGCGGGGAGGTGGTGTGGCGCTGGTTCGTCGATCTCGCCGCTGCGCGTCGGCAGTCAGGCATGGGCACGTCGCCGCTCGTCTGGGCCGACGTCGGGGCGTACTTCCGGCTATGGCGCACCGTGCCGCGTCCGTGGGAGCTGCAGGCGCTTCGTGCACTCGACGGCGTCTACCTGCGTGTCGCCGGCGAGATCGCGGAGCAGCGCCGGCGCGCCGGGAAGAGGGCGGGCGAGCAGGCTTGACTGTGCGCGCGTCGACGATGGCGGGCGCGGGAGGGGGGTGCTGTGGGCTTTGACGTCGGCACGAAGTTCGTCGTCGCCGCGGGGATGACCGGCGAGGCGGCTGTCCTCGCCGGAGCGAACAGCATCTCGGCGGCATTCGGCGCCCTGGGCGGGCAGCTCGCGAAGTTCGGCCTCTCGGTTGCCGGCCTCTACAAGCTCATCGACCTCGCGGTCGACACGGTCCGGGCAGCCTCGGCGCTCGACGATCTGTCGGACGCGACCGGGTCGACGGTCGAAAATCTGTCGCGGCTCGCCAACCAGGCCAAGATCGCCGGAGCGCCGTTCGAGACGCTCGAGTCGCTGATGCTCCGGCTGTCGGCCGGCATGGCGGGGACCGACGAGCAGAGCGAACGCGTGCAGCGCGCGATGGCGGCTCTGGGGGTGTCGGCGCGCGATCCGGCCCAGGCGCTCAACGAGATCGCGGTCAAGTTGTCCGAGTTCGGCGACGGGATCGAGAAGGCGGCGATCGCGCGCGAGTTGTTCGGGAGGAGCGGGCCGGCCTTCCTCGCGACTCTCAAGGACATCGCCGAGGCGCAGGACGTCGTGGCCACGGTCACCCGGCAGCAGGCCGCCGATGCCGAGCGACTGGAGAAGGAGTGGCGACGCCTGGGCATCGAGGGGCAGGCGCTGGCGAATACGCTCCTGTCGACGATCGTGCCGGCGCTGGCGACGCAGATCGAAGGCTTCCGGCTTGCAAGAAATGCTGGCCTGTCGTGGTGGCAGGCGGCGGACTTCGGCACCGTCAGCGCGGAGGGACTTCCGGGCCGAATCGGCATCGTCACGCGGAAGATGGCGGAGTACGAAGCGCAGATCGACGGGATGCGGGTGAAAGCCAAGGACGACCCGATCTTCGGGATCTATGCCCAAGAGCAGATCGATCGCACGGCCGGAAAGATAGCTGAAGCTTCAAAGCAGTTGAGTGTGCTGATCGCCTTGAGAGACAAGGCGATCATGCGCAACGTCGAGGCGATGGGCGACACCGGCGACCAGACGGATCGCCTGCTCGCCGGGCTCAACCGGCGTGCCGGGGATGCGCGGCTGGCCGAGATCGTCGGCCAGTTGGGCGGCGGCGGGAAGGCGAAGGCGACCGTCGACGAGTTCATCCGGATGCTCGACCAGGTCAAGCGGTCGGCGGCGGAGGTGGATGCGGAGCTCACGAGCGCGTTCAGCGGGGAGCAGATCGTCGCGGCCGAGAAGGAGCTCGCGAAGCTCATGGCGTCGGACGACTGGAAGAAGCTCTCCGAGGGCCAGCAGATCACACTGATGGTCGAGTACGACTCGGTCATCGAGGGACAGAAGGAGCTCGTGCGCATCAAGAAGGCGACCGAGGACGTCAACAAGGCGACCTTGGAGCTGGCGGCCACCAAGGCCAAGGCGGCGGCAATCAACCAGCGCGAGATCGACGACCTCATCAAGCAAAACGAGTCGCTCGAAGGCCGCCTGGCGCAGCTCAAGCGCGAGGGCGAGGAGATCGGCCTCACGAACGACCAGCTCCGCGCCCTCACGATCTCCAGGATCGACGACGAGATCCGGCAGAAGGAGCAGACGCTCGCAACCTACGAGAACATCGAGGGGATGGAGACGCAGGCGGCGCTGATGCGCTCCCAGATCGCCCTGCTCAACCAGATCCGCGACCAGACGGCGTCGAACCAGACCGCTCAGGGCATCGCCGACCAGGCGAAGAAGGCGTCCGACGAGTGGGCGCGCGCCGCTCAGTCGATCGAGCAGTCGCTGACCGATGCGCTGCTGCGCGGATTCGAGAGCGGCGCCGACTTCGCCGCGAACCTGCGCGACACGCTGGTCAACATGTTCAAGACGCTGGTGCTGCGGCCGATCATCCAGGCAGTGCTCGCGCCGGTGGCCGGCGGGCTCGGGAGCCTGCTGCCCGGCTCGGCCGGCGCGTCTCCGCTGGGTGGTGGTGGTGGTGGTGGGCTCGACCTCTTGAGCACGCTCTTCTCGGGCGCCGGCTCACTCTTCGGCGGCGGCACGCTCTTTGGCGGCTCGCTCGCCGGCGGCGGCATCTTCTCCTCGGGCCTGGGCGCGACGTTCGCGACCTCGGCGCTCGGCGAAGGCCTCGGCCTCACGGTCGCGATGGGCGCTGGCGAGGGCATGGCGCTCACCGCGCTTGGTTCGATGCTCGGCACCGCCATCCCGGTGATCGGGGCGGTCCTGGCGATCGCCGCGCTGGCCGGCGCGTTCGACAAGGACCCGTCGCAGGTGCAGGGCCGCTTCGGCATCCGCCCGGGCGAGAGCGGCTTCGAGGACAACGCCTTCACGAAGAGCCCGTTCGGGAACCTGGGCTTCCTCGACGATGGGACCAAGTACTTCTCCGGCGAGGCCGCCCAGGTCTTCAACACGCTCGTCGGCGACACGCTCGCCGCGTTCTCGTCGCGGATGGACACGTCGCAGATCGAGAGCCTCGCCGACAAGCTGCAGGGGATGGACTTCGGCAGCTTCGAGGGCGAGTACACGACGCAGGAGTTCATCGAGAAATACGGCGGCCAGATCCTGCAGCAGGTGATCAGCACCGCGTTCGGCGAGCTCGACCCGGCGCTGCAGGCGGTCTTCGACGGATTCAAGGGGACGGCCGACGAGGCCGCCGAGTTCGCGAACGTGCTGCTCGCCGTGCACGATCTGACGAAGACGATCCCGACCGACCTGCGCGAGACGTTGATCGCGGCGCTCGACGGCACCGCCGAGACGAGCGAGCAGGTGATCGCCTTCGCCGGCGCCTACCTCACGCTGCAGGAGGTGATGAACCGCGACCCGCTCGAGGACGCGCTCACCGCCATCGCGGACGCGAGCGACTCGGCCTACGTCTCGCTGATGCAGCAGGCCGACGCCTTCGAGGAGCTGATCGAAGCCTACGACGGGTCGGCCGCCGCGTCCGAGGAGATCGCCCAGGCGACGGTCGACTACTACAACGCGCTGGTGAACGTGATCGCCGGCATCCGGCAGCTCCGCGCGTCGATCGGCGAGATGTTCGATCGGACGATCGAGGAGATGATGCTCGAGACGATGTCCGACGACGGCAAGAAGGACTACTTCGCGAACCAGATCGATCTCCTCGCCGCGCAGCTCGAGACCGCGACCGACCCTGCCGAGATCGAGAGGCTCACCAGCCAGATCAACGAGTACATCCGCGCGTCGTTCGGGCTGCTGACACCCGACGAGCAGGTGCGGATGCTCGACCAGTACACCGCCTACGCCCGCGAGATCGCCGCGCTCGCCGATGAGCGCCTGGCGGCGGCGGAAGAGGCCGCGCAGGCACGCGCCGACGCGCTGCTCACCCAGTTGCGCTCGGTGCTCGAGACGGCGGCCAACGACATGAGGTCGGCCGGCGCCGACATGAAGCTCGCTGCGACGACGCTGCTCGCGGCTGCCCGGACCCCGATCACGGTTGTCCTCGAGACCGACGACGTGGTGGACCGCTGATGCGCGCGCTCTCGACCCCGACGTCGGACGCCGCGGTCGCGCTCGTCACGCAGCCGGGGGTCCTGGTCGAGATTGGATTCGCTACGCCGCTTCGGCTCTCCTCGCGCGGCGACGTGGCCGCGCTCGGCAACGACTGGACCGCCTGGGACGTAGTGGTCTCGGGGTTGTCGTTCGACCCGGCGAAGCCGGCCAACGGCGGGTCGATCATCCTTGGGGACCATGACCAGTCGATCTCGGCGCTCGTGCTGGGGGAGGGGGTGGCCGGTCGCGAGGTGCGGGTGTGGCGCTACTTCGCGGAGGCGACCGACAGCGATGATCCGGTAATGGTGTTCGCCGGGCTCGCCGGTAGCGCGTCGGGCGGAGCGGTGCGCGCCGTGACGATCGGACTGGTCGCGCGCGAGAACACGACGCTCTACTCGCCGCGCCGGTACATGACACCCGAAGTTGGCTTCACGGCGCTGCCGCCTGCCGGGAAGAAGCTCACGTTCAACGGCACGATCTACGAGCTCAAGGGCGAGCGCTGATGCCCTACCCGTCCTTCGATCAGCACGTTGGCTCCGACGCCGAGATCGTCACGGACCGGGTCGTGACGCGCGACGCGGGCGGCACGGCGCGCGCGTCGTCGTACTACGACGCAGCGAAGCGGAAGTTCACGGTTCGTCACAAGCTGTCGACCGCCGATGTTGCGACGCTCGAGGCCTACTACGCGGCGAACCTTGTCGCCTCGTTCGACTTCACGTGGGCGCTCAATGGCACGACGTACACCTGCATCTTCGGGCGCGGAGGCGTGCGCGTCACCCCGGGCGCGGTCTATCACGACGTCACCGTCGAGCTGGAGCAGGTCTGATGACGGGGGGCCGCTACTTCGGCAGCGAGCCGCGGATGCGGGCGCCCGACGCCGGCACCGTGCCGCTGTTCCCGCGAACGACGTCGCCGCGGAGCCCAACGCTCACGATTCCGACCTTCCCGGACACGCGCGAGTGGGTCTCGCTGACCCGATACACGTACTACGACGTCGGCTCGGACATGGCGGCGCGACGCCGAGGGAAGTCGAACGCGGCGTCCCAGGCGCAGGTCGGTGGTCCCGGCACCATCATCCCGATCCACTACGGCATGCGCCGGGTCGGCGCTCGCATCGGCGCGGTCACGACTTACGGGGGCGCGCTCGTCCTCCTGTGCGTTTGGGGCGAGGGCGAAATCGACGCGGTCGAGCAGGTCTACATCAACGACGAAGCGGCCGCCGGCAGCGTGCAGGTCACGCACTATCTTGGCGCCGCCTCGCAGGCCGCCGACCCGACGCTCGTCGCGGCATTCGCGGCCGCCGGACTCGTCTACGCCGACACGCTGCCAAACATCGCCTACTCGGTGATCCGCGTCGGCCCGCGCTCGAACACCGGCTTCCCGGAGGTGTCCGCTCGCCTTCGTGGTCGGAAGGTGGCGGCGACGTCCGGCGGGACGCCGGCCTATTCGACGGTGCCGGCGTACATCATCGCCGATCTGATCGAGAACGAGCGCTACGGGCTCAACGCCTCGGTCAACTGGTCTGACGTGGCGGCGCTCGCGGCCCGGAACACCGAGACAGTCGGCGGCGAGCAGCGGCACGTGCTGTCTGTATCGATCGACCAACGCGCCACCGCTGAGCAGTGGCTGGTGACGCTCGCAGACTACGCCGGTTGCATCCCGATCAAGGAGGGTGACACTTACCGCCTGATCCCGGACGCGCCTGCGGCGTCGGTCGCGACGCTAAACAAGGGCGACGTCGTCGAGGGCAGCCTTCGCTGGGAGGCGCGCGCCCCGGCCGAGGCCCCTACGGTGATCGAGGTCGGCTACACGGACACGAGTTCGACGCCCTGGCGCGACGACTCGGCCTTCGTCTATGCGCCCGGCTCGGTCGAGCGCCGTGTGTCGAAAGTGTCTCGGCCGGGGATCCAGCGTTATTCCGAGGCATATCGCTACGGTGTGGCGCTGCTCAACGGCTTCCAGACCGCCGACCTCAAGGTGAGGTTCGACGCGTTCGACGAGGCCATCGAGTTCCTGCCCGGGGATGTGATAACGCTCAACGCTCCTCCGTTCACCAGCAAGGATTTCCGCGTCGTGACGATCGCGCCGAGTACGCCGCAGCTCTGGACGATCACGGCACTCGAGTACGACGCGGCGAAGTGGAGCGACAGCGTTGTGGCCGGTCCGACGACGCTCGACACCGGGCTGCCAAGCCCGTTCGAGGTGACGATGCCGGCCGGGCTCTCTCTGGTCGAGGACGTGTTCCAGATCCAGACGGGTCGGTTCGGCTCCCGCCTCCAAGTGTCGTGGACCGGCCCGACGCGCGCGACCTACCTGTTTCTGGTGGGGTTCACGCTCACAGTGAGCGATGGCACGAACGTCTCGACTTTCGAGCTGCCCTACGACGCCACCGAGTTCGTGACGCCGGCCCTGCCGGAGAATCAGCTCTACACGGTGACGCTGCGGGCACGCTCGGAGTTCGCCGAGAGCGATGCGGCGCTGACGACGATCATCAACAACGGCAAGCTCGCCCTGCCGTCCGACGTGCCGTCGATCGCCGCCTACTCGGTCAACGGCGAGACGCGCGCCTCCTGGACGGCCGCTTCGGACCTCGACCTCACGAGCTACGAGCTGCGGTACAGCGGCCAGAGCGGCACCTGGGAGGCCGCCACCGCGTTCGCGTTCGTGGCGGCCCCGGAGACGCGGTTCACGACGACGATGATCCCGTCCGGCGCGCGGCGGGTGTGGATCAAGGCGCACGATTCGGTGCGCACCGACCTCTATCCGAATGGCCAGGAGAGCGCGAACGCGGCCTACGTCGACCTGACCGTCGTCGACAGCACGACCAGCGTCTCGGTCGAGTACGAGCTCGAGGCCGGGACGCTGACGAACATGGTCGCGCACGTCCCCACTGGCTGGATCACGGCGGTCTCGTCCGACACCTGGGACGCGCTCTTCGCGTCCGCGATGTCGACCTACACGAACGCGCTCGCCACCTACCACGCGAGCGCGACGTCGTCGATCGTCTCGGCGTCCGTGGACGGCGACGTGTCGGAGCTGTGCACCGTCACCGCCGACCCTGACTACACCGACCTCTCCGGGACCGGCCAGGTCTACATCGAGCACAAGGTCCTCGTCGGCGACTCGTGGACGCGGGTCAACGCAGCGGTCGCGACGGTCACGGCGCGCTACTTCCGCGTCGGTGTCGAGTGGACCACGACCGAGACCGGCATCGTGTCCGACCTGGGCGTGCTGCGGAAGACGGTCGACGGCACCGCGAACTTCATCCAGCACACGGTGCTCAACGACGCGGTGTCGTGGATGCTGTGAGGAAAAGATGCCGCTGAACACCAGCACGCCCGAGTGCCTCTACTACGGTCTCCTATCCAGCAGCGAGGCCGATCTTGCCACGGTGGGCGCGGCGGAGCTGTGGATCGCCACGCAGATCGAGGTGACCAATACGGACTCGTCGGAGCGGACGTTCACGCTCAAGTCCGTCCCTGACGGCGACACGACGGGCGACCAGCACCTCATCGGGTTCGGGAAGGCGATGACCATCGGTGCGACCCCGAAGGTCTACCGCGCGACCGGGCGCTGGGTGTTGCCCGCGAGCGGCAAGCTTCGCGGGTTCGCCAGCGCTGCCAGCGTCGTGGTCGTGCGCATCGACGGCATCAAGGTGACGACGACATGAGCGGCTTCGAGGGCTTCGCACAACTGCCGGAGGAGAGTTCCGGTGGCTTTCCGGAGGCTGTCTACGACACCGCAGGCTCGGGCATCCATGCCTGGTCCGACGGCGCAGTCGGCGCATTCGTCACGATCATCGGCGCGGGCGGCGGCGCGGCGGGCGGCGGCGTATCCACCAGTTCGGCTAAAGGTGGCGCGTCGGCGGGCATGGTGCTCAAAGTGTATTTCCCGCGCAACGGCGCGACGACGACAGCGTATGTTGTCGGCGCGAAGGGTACGGGCGGCTCCAATGCTGCCGGGGTGGCGGGCGGTCAGTCATCGTTCGGCGAAATGGTGGCCTTGGGTGGCAACGCCAGCACGACCGGCGGCAGCGGCGCACCTGGACCGACCTTCCCGACGCTCACCGGCCCCGCCGGGGGCGCGAGCGCAGCGACAGGAGGTGACGGTGCTCCCGGCGTCGAGATCAGCACGCACGCCTCCTCCGGCGCGGCGGGCGGGGGCGGCGGCACGGCGAACAGCGGTGGCAAAGGAGGCACGAGCCCGACCGGAGTGCCGTCCCCGACTCCGGCGACCGGCGACGGCACCTACGGCGGCGGAGGCAGTGGTGGGTGCGGCTACAACGGACCGGGCGGCGTTGGCGGCAACGGGCCGAACGGCGCGGGCAATGCGCCTCCGGCGGGTACATGGGGCGCGGGCGGTGGCGGGACGGGCGAGCGCTCGACCGGCACACTGGTCGGCGGCGACGGCAGCGACGGCGCGGTGATCGTGCGCGAAGTCTGACGAGGAACGACGATGGCCTACAACCCATTCCAGGCAGCGAAGCCGGCCGGCTCCGACACCGGCCCGACCGTCGTGTCGGACGCGAACCGGAACGACAAGGCCCTGCGCGACGCGACGATCGCGCTGATGTTCGACGACTTCGAGTTCTCGATCAGCGCCGGGACCGGGACGACCAGGCGGCCGCAGTACATGTACTGGAAGAACGGCACCGGCGGCAGCGCGCCGTGGATCCGCGCGACGATCACCTGGGGGACGACGAGCGGCGAGAAATACAACCCGACCGGCATCGTGTGGGACTACTCGGCCGACGGCGGCGGCGCCTGGGACACGATCGCCACGCAGGCGCTCACGTTCGACAGCAACGGCGACCTGACCGCGATCAGCGGAGGCAGCACGGCGCTCGCGATGCTGTCCGGGCTGCTCGGGCACGTCCACCGGATGCGCGACGACTACGACACGCACGCGGCGGCGACCGGGGCTTCGGTGCATGGGCTCGGCACGATGTCGACGCAGGCTGCGAGCGCCGTCGCGATCACCGGCGGCGCGATCAAGGCGAAGGTGCAGCAAGGGGTCGAGAAAGCCTACGGCAACCAGTCGGGCGCGTTCAACATCGACCTGACCGAGGGGCACTTCTTCACGTTCACGGTCACGAACGCCGCGGCCGTCGCCACGTTCACGAACAAGCCCGCGTCCGGCACCTACCATCCGATCCACCTGCGGATCGTCAATGGCGGCATCGCGGGCGCGACGCTGTTCAGCGGCGAGACGGGACCGGGCGGGACAGCGCTCTCGCTCTCGTCCTCGGGGACCGACGACGTGTTCGGCTACATGTACGACGGCGCGACGTTCGAGATCACCGGCACCGCGAAGGCGAAGGCCGCGCTGTGATCCCGAACCCCGCAGCTCTCGGCTCCGGTGGTGGCGGGACGTGGACGCTCACGATCTCGGCCAACGCGGCGAACGTCAACCTCAAGACCGAGCTGGAGGCGCTCTACGGCTCGATGTCGAGCGCGGTCGTCGCGGTCGTGACGATCAACAGCGGCGTCGAGATTTCGTGCGCCACCGGGTCCGGGTACCCGGCGATGGAGACCGGCACGAGCTGGCCCTCCGGCTCGACGCTGAAGATCGTCAACTACGGGAAGATCAGAGGCGCTGGCGGCGATGGCGCGGGTCCGGGTATTTCAGGTTGGCACGGTGGCGACGCACTCTCGCTCGGGATCAGCGTCACCATCGACAACACGAGCGTCGGCAACATCTTCGGGGGCGGTGGCGGTGGCGGGCAAGGTGGTCAGATCACGTCCCACTCTGGCGAAGTCGGCGGTGGCGGTGGCGGTGGTGGACAGGGTGACAATGGTGGCGGTGGTGGAGCCCACGCGACGGCAGGCATCACTTACCCCGGCGAAAACGGGTACGCAGGAGCCGAAACCTACTACGGGGAGGGCGGCAATGGCGGCGTCAACAGCTCGGGAAGCTACATCGGTGGCAAGGGCGGATACGGTGGCGGATGGGGCACCGCCGGGACCAGCGGCTACTCCGCGACGGTCGGAGGCGTGCCCGGCGGTGGCGGGGCGACAGTCGGTGGCGCGGCAGGCAAAGCTATCGACAAGAACGGCAAGACCGTGACGTGGATCGCCGGGAACAACGCGACGCAGGTGAAGGGGGCCGTCTCGTGAACGAGGAAATGGCCTGGGACGGCGTCGACCGCCGCATGGCGCGCGGCGACCGGTGGCACGTCGGCAAGGAGGTGCCGCTCGCACTGCTTGTGGCGGTCATGATCCAGACCGGCGGCGGGATCTGGTGGCTCGCCCAACTTAGCGCGAAGATCGACTCCGCGATCGTCACGCTGTCCGAATTCCGGGTCGAGCGCTACACGCGCGAGGACGCGCGCCGCGACCGCGAGCTCGTCATCACGCTCCTCGAGCAGCACAAGCAGCGCGCCGCCGAGATCGAGCGCCGCACCGCCGTGATCGAGTCGGCGATCGAGACCTTGAAGCGGGCACGCTGATGCGCATCACGCGCCGCGAAGCCGAAGACGCGCTCGCCCTGGCGAACGTCCAGGCGTTCCTGCGCGTCGTGCGGCAGGGGGAATCGTCGCAGGGCGACGAGGCGTACCGGATGCGGTGGCCGGGCCTCGGGAAGCCCACGGCGTACTTCGACGACTTCGCGCAGCACCCGCGGATGTTCGAGCCGACGACGGGCGGGCGCGTGTCGAGCGCGGCAGGCGCGTACCAGATCACCGCGACGACCTACGACGACTTCGCGCCGGGCCTCGGGATCGGCGACTTCACACCGCCGGCGCAGGACGCGATCGCGGTCGCCATCATCGCCAGCGAGGGCGCGCTTGCGCCGCTGCTCGCCGGGAGGTTCGACGAGGCTGTGATCCTGTGCCGCGGCAGGTGGACGAGCCTGCCGGGTGCCGAGGAAAACAATCCACGATGGACGCTCGCGAAGGCGCGCGCGTTGTACGCGAGCTATGGCGGCACCTTCGCCGCGTCCGACACTCAACCCGCGGCCCCGATCGAGGACCGCAGCACGCGCCACCAGGAGACCGCCATGCCGCTCCCGATCCTCGCCCTGATCTCGACCTTCGGGCCGCTGATCGCTCAAATGATCCCGCAGGTCGCGAAGCTCTTCGCGAAGCCGGACAGCCCGACCGCGACGCGCAACGTCGAGGCGATCCAGCTCGTGTTCGACACGATCCAGAAGGCGACCGCCGCGCCGAACCTGCAGGCGGCCGTCGAGGCGATGGCCAGCGATCCGTCGGCGAAGGCCGCGGCCCAGCAGGCGGTCGTCACCGAGCCGGCGATCATGGCGGTCCTCGAGATCGGCGCCGACGGCATCAAGGCGGCGCGCGAGATGAACCTCGCGATCGCGCAGTCCGACAAGCCGCTCTACAAGAACCCGGCGATCGTGATCGCGTTCGTGATGCTGCCGCTCGTCTACATCGTCACGCTGTCGGTGCTGCTCGCCGGCGACGGCGGCTACTGGGGCGGCTTCTGGGGGCCGGGCTTCATGCCCGAGACCAGGAGCGCGACCGTCAACCTGATCCTCGGGATGGTGCTGGGCGGGATCATGGGCTTCTTCTTCGGCACCACGTTCGGCAGCGGCCGCAAGACCGACCTGCTCGCCGGGCACACCGACACCAAACCCTGACAGGAGATCAACATGGGCAGCGGATACACGGGCAAGAAGGTGCAGCACGGCACGGGCGCGGTGGAGCGCTACACCGGGCCGTCGATCAACATCAGCAGCCTGCCGCTCGACCTGCAATACGCGGTGTGCCGGTACGCGGCGAAGTTCACCTACGGCCGCGACGCGGTCCGCGGCGTCTTCGGCAACGCGGTGAAGACCGGGCCCGCGGAGACGGTCGGCAGCGTCAATTCGATGATCAACCTGGGCGGGATGGTCGGCGCTCGCCCCGAGGAGGCCGCAGCGTTCGAGGCCGAGCACCCCGAGTGGGCGGCGACGGTCAAGGCCTACGTCGACTGGGCGCGCGGCCGCACGCCGGCAAGGCGCTGA